TCTAACGTAATAACAAAGTGTTTTTAATCCCTTTTCCCATCCGTAGAAATGTGATGATGAAATCTTTGACAATGTTGGGTTTGACATGTAGATATTCATTGATTGTGATTGGTCAATAAATGGGGCTCTGTCAGCAGCCATCTCAATCAATTCTCTTTGTGAAATTTCCCAAATTGTTTTGTATTTCTTAATTAAGTGTTCAGTTCTTTTAACTTTGAAATTGTATCTCTTGTCTTCTTGGTCAAGGTAATTATTAAAGTTAATGTTTTGAATTGAACCTTCATTCATGATGATTTCATTCTTTAAGTCCTCAGACCAAATTCCAATCTTTTCAAAATCACTAATCAAATATTTGTTAACAATCATAATTTCCCCACCAACTACACGTCTGTTAAAAATTGCTGAGTGAGCGGGTTCTGTCATTTCATATGAACCAGTAATCTTAGCCGAAGATGCTACGGGCATTTGAGCCGTAAATAATGAATTACAAACTCCGTACTTACTAACATTATGTTTTAAAATTCCCCAAGGCCATCTTCCTGATAACTCATCTTCTTTCAATCCCCACATATCAAATTGGAATATTCCTTGTGACATTGGTGACCCTTCAAAGTGAGCGTATGGTTCATACTCACCATCCATACACAATCTGTTACTTTCAGTAATTGCTGCAAAATAGATTGTTTCAAAAATTTCTTTGTTTAATTTACGAGCTTCGTCGGATGTGAATATATAATCCATCAAATAAAATACATCAGCAAGTCCTTGTGTTCCAATAGCAATTGCTCTTTGTTCTAATCCACCCTTACGTCCCTTTTCAGTTGAGTAATTGTTGATGTTAACAACTTTGTTTAACGCTCTAACAACCTTACGTGTTTCGTCATATAATCCTCGGAAATCAAACTCACCATCTTTTACATAGTTTTTCAAAACCATAGATGAAAGAGTACAGATTGCCGTTGTTTTCTCGTCAGTGTATTGATAAATCTCATTACAAAGGTTTGATTGTTTGATAACACCGATGTTCTGATGGTTTGTTTTTCTGTTAGCACTATCTTTAGAACATAGATATGGAACACCTGTTTCAACTTGTGATTCGATAATCTTATTCCAAATTTCTTGAGCCTTAACTTTTTTACCAAGACCTAACTCAACTGCTTTGTTGTAGTTAGTTTCATACTCATCACCATAAGATTCTTGTAATGGTTTAATGCCCGCCTTAATAATATCGTTAGGACAGAACAAATACCAATCGTCGTTGTTCTTAACTGCATTCATAAAGTTATCAGGAATCCAAAGTGACGTAAACAAATCACGAGCTCTCAATTCTTCAGCACCTGTGTTCTTTTTAATATCTAATAAGTCAAAGATATCTTTGTGCCAAGGTTCCAAGTAAATTGCCGCAGAACCTGGTCTACGTCCTTGTTGATTAAAGAAACGAAGTGATTCATTGACAATTTTCAAATACTTTAAAAGTCCACCCGCATATCCACCTGAAGATGAAATACGACTTTCTTTACTACGAATGTTAGACATTGATAGTCCGATACCCGCAGCATCCGATGAGTACGTTGAGATATCTCTCATAGTACCTAACAATCCTTCACGAGAATCTGAATCATTATAATGAAGAACACAAGACGCCAATTGTGGTGTTTTAGTACCAGCATTAATCATGATTGGTGTTGCCGGAGATATTCTTTGTGTTGATAACGCTTGGTAATACTCAACCGCTTCCTCAAATGTATTAGTCACCCAAAGAGCAACTCTCATATACATATGTTGTGGTCTTTCAACAACTTTACCTTCTGACAATTTCAAAAGATACATCTCAGCAAGTGACCTCCAAGCAAAATAATCAAAGTTATAATCATTATCATGATTAATAATCGCATCAATATTACTTGACCCATAATCCTCAATAATTTCCATTAATTTATCATTAATGATACCTTCACCATGTAACAAATTCATTGTATTTGAAAAACTTGGGTCAGTTTCTTTATGATAAGATGAAATAGCAACTGACGAAGCCAATCTTGAGTAATCGTGATGACTACCTGTAAATGCTGCTGCAATTTCATAGATTAACTTATCTAATTCTTTTGTTGTAATAATACCTTCAGTTGGTACTGAAGTGATAACCTTAATAAAGATTTCATCGGAGTTGACACTCAACCCCTTTGAAGCTCTTTTAATACGGTTATAAATTTTTTGTGGATTAAATGACGAATCATCTCCACTTCTTTTTTTAATTTTAAGTGACATCATAGTTCTATAAAAATAATAAATTAGAAATCGTCAGTAAAGGACAATGTCTCATTCAATTTAGCTTTTTGGTATTCAACAGTTCTTGACTCGAAGAAATTACCTTTTGTTTCAACCGCGATTTGTTCCATGAACTTAAATGGTTGTTCAACATTAAATTGTTTTTTACATCCAAACTTCACCAATAGACCATCAACAACAAACTCAAGATATTGTTTCATTAAATTTTGATTCATACCAATTAAAGAAACAGGTAGTGATTCAGTGATGAATTCTTTTTCAATCTCAAGAGCTGAAAGTAAAATTTCTTTAATTCTTTTTTCACTTGGTTTGTTTTCAACGTGATTGTTTAACAAGTGAATTGCGAAGTCACAGTGTAAGTTTTCATCTTTGAAAATCAAAGCGTTAGCGTTACACAACCCTTGCATAATACCTCTTGATTTTAGCCAGAAGATAGAACAGAATGAACCTGAGAAAAAGATACCTTCAACCGCCGCAAACGCAACCAATCTTTCTTGGAACGAAGCATTTTCAATCCAATCCAAAGCCCATTTAGCCTTCTTTTGAACCGCAGGTAAATTATCCAAAGCCGTAAAACATTTGTTCTTTTCTTCTTCATTTGACACGTAAGTATCAATAAGAAGTGAATACATTAAACTATGAATATTCTCCATAGCAAGTTGCATACCATAGAAAAATTTAGCTTCAGGATATTGTACTTCTCTATAGAAATTTTCAGCCAAGTTTTCATTTACGATACCATCTGATGCTGCAAAGAATGATAAAATATTTTTTACAAAATATTGTTCATTTTCTGACAAATTTTCCCAGTCACGTAGGTCACCGCTTAAATCGATTTCTTCTGCTGTCCAAAACGCAGCTTGATGCATTTTATAATATTCCCAAATGTCATTGTATTGTATTGGGAAAATTACAAAACGATTTGGATTTTCTACTAAAATTTTTTCCATTTTTTGTTCCATATTGTTTTAATAATTATACTGTTGTTTGTTTTCTTTTCTCCATTATTTCTTTAATTCTATTTCTATTTCTTTCTTCCTTCTGTTCCTCAAGTCCTAAGAATGTTGTAGTACTTTCTGTATCAATTTCTAACATTTCATTATTAAATTTACAGTTCTCGAATACCACCCCGTCTTTACCAATTCTTGACTTTGTAATCGCAATAGTTGCAAGATTTAATTCTTTTTGTTGTAGTGATTTAGCCACCGTAATGATAACGTGTCCCACTTGTGCTTTCTTAATAGAACCACCCATTTGGTCAGTTGTCACTACATCAGATGAAATAGAACTTCTATTACCTTGTGTTGCTGTCCAACCTGCAATATCCAATTCGTGACACATTGCCTCAAATGCTCTCATTACCGAACCTTCAGATTTCCACTCATCATCCATCATCTTTTCAGGTGTTACACAATCAATATAGTCTAAAATAACCATATCAATTTTTGTCCCATCAGCAATCATCTTTCTAATCTGATTTTTAATCTGATTCATAGTTAATGTGTCAGAAGGTAACTTCTTCATCACTAACTTATTTGGCATTGTTTCTTTAATTTCCGCAACTTTTGCCAATACTTTTTCTTTGTGATTACTAAGGTCATCAGGTGCAATACCCGTCCAACATGTAAAATGCTTTCTCAGAATAATTTTATAATTATCTTCAAAGAATATTTGTAAGACGTTGAACCCTAAATTAAAAGCGTGATTAGCAATCTTTGTTGTCAGTGTTGATTTACCAACACCAGTGGGTGCTAATATAACACCAATTTCTCCTTTTGCTAAACCACCTTTCAAAAGATTGTCAATACCCGGTATTCCCATA